ACCTGAAGCATTTAATGCTGTTATATTAATTCCTGTCCATTCTACATTTGAACTGGCATTATTTATTTCTATTTTATTAAAAGCAGCATAGGTTACTGGACAGTCATCAATGGTAATATTTCTATTTGAATCTCTAAAATCTACGGCATTAGAAGCAGTACCAAGGCTGATTAATCCTTTCCAAAGATAACCAATTCCTTCTGCCTGAAATAATCCCCACCTTGCAGAAGTAGCATCATTAACTGCTGCCATCCCTGCAAAGGTAGCATAGTCTGCGGTTTCACCATATTCTACTATAAAATCTCCACGACCAATTCTAAGAACATCCATAGCGTGAAGATTACCTTTACTAATAACTGAAGTCGTTTTACAACCGACACCAAAAAATTGCCAAATCGTTTGTGTTCCTTCTAAAACATCTTGTGTATTACGTGGATCTACAGCAAAATTTTGCCATCCACCAAAAGGATTTCTACCAAAATTATTTCCTCCGGTATACCATCCTTTATAATTATCTTCATCATCTCCAGCAAATACTCTCAGACCACCATTGGCTATTGTATCAATTGCATTTCCTGCCAAAAAGACGTGCCATACAAAAATACAATCTCCTGCATTTATAGTCTGACTTGAACCAGAGTCAAAGGCAATAGAACATAATCCAGCTTTGGTTCCTGTTGGTGCTGAATAGCATCCAGATCCTTCAATGAAGTAATCAGTATCACCTTCTGCTATAGATCCTCCTGTTGTATGACCTGTCAACTCCACTCCAGTAGGGGTAGAGCTATCACAGTCATTTATTTCCCCTGATGTCAAATCAGTTGTATAAGATGGAGTTGTCATGAGCTTCCCTTAATCTTTTTACTTCTTCAATAATTTGATTTGCATTATGATCTTTTGCTAAAAAGAGTTGTGGTTCTGTATTTTTATAATCACTAACTACAACAGAAAAACCCTGCTTAACAAAAGACATAATTTGCTTTCTTGCCAATGAAGTTAATTTATAATCAGGATCATTTATACCTAAAAAAATCTCAGGGGAAATTCTCTCAAATAAAATTTTAATTTTATCCGGTCTTATATCTGTTGAACATTTACTTTGTCTGTATGAACATTCATAAATTTTACAATCATTAGAACAAATGGTATTCCATACATTACAACCTTTACCAATGACACAATGCTTACACCACTTCCCAGGAGGAGAATTCATCCAAGGGATATTTATTAATTTGCAACAAAGAGTACATTCATCACATTTCATTAAAAAAACAATTCCTTTTTAAATAAGGAAGATCCGTTATTATCGTAGTCATTTATCGCAATTAACGAAACATACGAATAACACAGATCTCCCTTTTATTGATGGATAAGCCTAATGAAAGGAGGAAAAATTTAGGCCGATGAAAATCCACCAATACGAAATAGCTGATCACCCGATACTCTCTGGTCATCGATCAAACCCATAAATCGACAAGCATAGACACGCTGGTTATCAGTGGTAAAGGCTATTTCTACTGCACCACCAACATTCGGCGCAGCATTGTAGATCTGATAAATTTCAGAACCATCAATCGGTTCGAGAACAAGCTCACCCGTTGTAACAAGCTCACCAACGGGTTTACCAAAGGTGAGATGAGTAGTCTCATCTGTTGCTGAAGCAAACAGCAATTTAAGGTTGTCAAAAGTAGATTCAGTCATATTGACCGTCACTTCCATAACCAAACCTGCGTCCAAAACCCTCAACGGAGTTTCACCGTATTGATCAGATTTCAGTTCATAGGTGTTCTGAGTAATCGAAACGGTAACACCACCAAAGGTATGACCAATATGGACACCAGCAAAGTAAACGTAACAGGGGCCGATGGATATGTTATCCGAATCAAATACAAGCGGATATTGTGGCATAATAAATTCCTCCTAAATAGTTGTTAAAGTTTGACAGTACATACATTTAAAATGAATCTTATCTACTTGTCTATAATTACGATCTTGATAACCAACGATGAAACCGCATGTATCCCCAGGTTTCTTATCAAGTGGCCTTCCACATTTTGAACAAAAACCCTCATGCACTATTCTCTTTTCTTTAGTTCCATAACCAAGATCTTCACAAAATTTACAGCATTTAATCTTTCCTGCACAAACCACTCGTATCATTCGATACCTGTAAGTATTTTCCATCAGCATTAACCGCCTTAACTATTATCTTCTAACCACATTAGTAAGACCAAAGGAAACAATTTTCACATATATAGGATTTCCTGCATCCCCTTCAGTTGGAGCATCGGAATTCCCAATTATACTTATCTTTTTAATACCAAAATTAGTTAATAACACATTATACTTTTCATCAAAAAGATTCATTAGCCTTTCGGCAACTTGACCAAGTACCAATTGATCTTTTGACAAAGCTCTAAAGTGATAATTTATATTCGGTATCTGAGAAGGATAAGAATAATTTTCACCAGGACGTGAACCAGATGATTTTCTAAAAACTAAAGCAGCAGGATAAGTAGAATTATAAACAACATCATGGGAAGGATACCAAGCATAGACTCTATTATTTGATGCATCTATACCCATAAGTGAAATCATTGTGGCATCCCCTATTATCGTGGTTACAATGTATTCATCTATTTCAATCATTATGTAGTTTCCCAATAAATATTAATTTTTAATGCTTTTCCTGCCATTGGTATTCTTGTTGCTTTCTTTACTGCTTTTTGAAATCTTCCATTCATCCAATTGTACCAATATTCTTTTTTCTTATCGATTATCTTTCCCCACCAATTAGGGCGAGAACCATCAAGATTATTTAAAATTTTAAAATACTCAGCAACAGGCAATGTGGGCCAAGACATTTTTGTACCACCAACCACTACACCAAAACCCGGCTGAAAAAAGTAATTTCGTTCTGATCCTTGAGGAGAATCTATAGTAATTATTAATTCTCCATCAGCACTAACTTGATACCAAATGCTTTCGTAAAGACTTCCTGTAGGCAAACCTGAATCAGTTTGAACGCCTGATGCTGGTGGGCCTTCTTTTGCTGAAGCTGTGTAATAACCTATAAAACTATATCTACCTTTACCACTGACAGATTCATTTATCATATATACTTTATAAGTATTTCCAGCAGGAGCAGTAGCCAAACGATGTTGAATTTCCGATACGATCATAAAACCAAGATCTTCCAATATCTCATTTGATGATCGTTCTATATTATCAAGAACTGGTCGAAGAATAAACTCATTGATACGTTTACCTAATCCAGATCCTTTTGCAATTGCATTAAGGGCAACTTTTTCTTCTTTTATGTCAGTTCTTAATGCCATTAAGTTTCACTCAATCCACAATAAATTTCTTTATGGTGTATTTTTTTTCCATCATAAACAGATTGAACAGGTTTCACAAAAAGTTCATCCCCGTTCCAAACAATTTTATCTCCTCTTATAATATCTTGAGTTTTCTTAAAGAAAAACAAATAATCATTTTCAGAAGAAATACCTGCGGTCTGCATTCTTATTCCAGCAGAACTTTCAAATAAATTTTGACCACGACAAGGCACATGTGAATATAACAAAGCCCATGTCGCTTCTGCGGTATAACCATGACTTTCAATCTTATTAATTGCTTTACGATAAATATCACATCGTTGATTTAATAAATTATTGTAACTCATTATCTTATCCGATTGCTACCCTTTTAAATGACATCAAATTTTCAAATATAGTCGGAGCCAATCCTCTCAACTCTCTTTGAAATTCTGGTGACATTAATTTATAAGTATAGTTTCCAATGCGTTCAGATTGAAGCATTTCATTATCGGGAGCATTTATAAATTGTTTTATTGCAGAAAAACAAAGGTATTTTAAATCTGACATAGATTCATGATCATCATCATATCCACCATTCCATTTAATCTGAACATTTTGTAAATATGAATAATCAAATCCTTGACCATAAATTATCTTGCCCCTACGTGGATAAAGCATATATCCATCAGAAGCATCATAATCATTGGATGCAGCAACAGTAATAGCAGTACCACTTATAATAAATTCAGTAATTGAATTTACCGGATAGGTAGGAAACCAAAAGGTACTTCCTTGAGGAGCATCAAATATTGCATAATGAAGATTTTCAATACTGTAATCACTTGTATCCTCTGGATCATAGGTATAATCCCTTGCTTTTAATTTACGATTACAGAATTTTTCAAATTCAGAGGACACAGCATTAATCATTTCCTCTATTCTTGTTTTTTCTTTTTCATCCTCAAGCCAATCTTCATCAACATACATTTGATAAAAATAAGTAGTATCTATTAATGCATTATTATTTAAACCCATTTTTATTTCCTTTTTCTAATCGTAGGAAAAAGTTTATCATCAGGCCCAGGAAATCGATGATTATCAAAATCCTGCATTAACTTATCTTCTGGTGCATGAAAAATTGCTTTATGATCAGGTGGGCCATGCTGCATCTTTTTTTTATATACAGGATCATCTATAATAGCCTTACCTTGTTTAACAAAACGATCAGCTTTATCAGGTTCCATAGTCTGAACAACCCCTCCAAAAGATCTTATTAAATTCCGATCTAACAGCTTTACCTTTACTTTCATGATAACCTCCTAAAATAAAAGGGTAGATACCGGAATATCTACCCTTCATAACCAATACTATTCCGGTTACTGCTTTTATACCAGAATTAAGTTGCCGATACTTTGGGCTTTCTTCCTGTACCATAAGTCAAAGCAGGAACAGTTCCCACCTGAGTTACAGGTCTGCGCTGATTTTCATAGGTCATGAACAAACAAGACCAGACACACGCAGCAGTTCCAACGGTGACATTGACTCTGATATACCGATTAGGATCATAAACCTCAATGAGGTACAATCCAGCAGCATCAATCTGTTCCACCGTAATGAAATCAGCATCCCAGGTGGATTTATCCGGTGAATCCTGAATGATAAGATCCAGAGTGGAACCACCAGAAACATCTCCAACATCAGCAAGGATAAGCAGAGAATTGGGCAATTGTACATCAGCCCAAAGATCCACACCATCATCGTCCGGTGCATTTGCAGCAGCACCATTGGCATCAGACACGGCTTGCTGAAAGTACCCGAATTTATAATTGTTAAGCATATCAAACATAATAAATTCCTCCGTAAAAGTGTTATTTGAAAATTAGTTTTTAATTAAAAAATTCTCCTTCCGTTAAAAATTAATTAGGAAGTAGCAGCATCCAATTGAACAAAGGCTTGCGGAATGGCCGCTTGACCATCCAAACGACCAGAACATCTCAAGGCCGTTCGGTTATTACGGAATTTGAAATGACGAGAAGAATCCATGCTAAAGTCCTGACGGAATCCAACATAGTACCATGACCACGTTCCAAGGATGAGGTCTCCGGTGGAACCAAGTGCAGGGATCTTACCATCAGCAAGATAAGCAGGTTTACCCAGGATCGTCATATCATAACCCTTGGCAAAATCCTGATACATTTCCTGCAAGACCAATTCTTTCGATGAGGAACTCACAGTCATTCCACGAAGGGCAGCACGACCTTGCTTGGTGATAAACCAAACAGCATTGGAATCAAATACAGAAGGCATACGTGCTTCCATATTCAAACAATCATGCACTTCAATGGTATCTGCGGTTTGACGGAAAACAGACAGGATCGAAGGATCGTTGATAATCCCAAGAGGTTGTTTTCCTCCGGTTCCCTGGATGAAAGCCTTGTCGGTGTAGTAGTACCATGCTGCTCTGAACAATCTGGTAAGATAATTGATCAGGTTGATGACCGAATCATCCAGCAGGGTATTGGTGATTTCAGTGTATCCAGCGAGTTCATGAACGATCATTTCGACCATGCCAAAGGTGGGTTCGGTCTCTGCCTTCTCACCACCTTCTTCTGTCCACTCAAAAGAGACTCCAGCAAAATGATCAAACCCTGCATCTTGTACATCGGGGTTCTGTTGCAATTTTGGAAACTGAATTTTCTCACCGGCCATCGGCCATACAGTAGCTTTCGACCAGACCAAAGTTTCTTCAGCATCGTACATGATCATGATGTTGCGGAATTCTTCCGGTACAAGATAACCGCCTTCATCATCAATCGATTCGGACATAAACTTACTAACAATACCTGTTTTCAGGTAAATAGCAAAGTCTTTTGCCCATTCCTGCATCTCACCAGAAGCAGCAATCCAGGGATTTGATTTATTGTTAAGATTGATGATCGAACCTTTCTGAGTGGTCATCACACCACCATCAATCTTGAAAGCACCATTGGCAAAATCAACAACCTGCTTTGCTTGCCCTTTGCCAAAAGGATGCTCCACATCATTCTGCAATTCCGTAAGCATGGTTTCAACCGTACCTTTGATTACAGCAGAAAAGTCATCACCACCCATGTAATCCTTTACCTGAGTGTTTAACAGTTTAATCAATTCTTCCTTATTAAGTTTCATAACAAGAATCCTCCTATGAATATTAGAGTAATTTAGAGTTTTTAATTAATTGCTTTTTTTTCTTTTTCCGATTTAAATATTTCTTTTAGTTTTTGCCTAAAGACACTGCTAACCACCTTGGCAACTTCTTTTTTTCCTAATATATCATCATCAATTTCAATGACATCATCGGAATTGGATTTATCATCGTTAGGGGATATTAACGAATCATCAATTTCAATTTCATCATCGGTTTGTGATTTAGATTTATCAGAATCATCGAGATCATCATTATCTATTTTAAGTGGAGAATCAACTTCTTTTTCAGTAACCAGTTTTTTAATACCGTCCAACTCCACCAGAATCTTATCAAAGACCCGATCAAAACCTGTGGCAAGACCATCTGCCATTTTAAGCATCTGCTCACCAATCAGTTCTTCAATGGCCTTTCCGAGTTCAAGAATGATTTCTTCCTGAGATTTTTCATTGGCTTCCAATTCAAGATCATCGTCTACCACTGTTTTATCATCAGCAGAAACATTATTACCCGTTAAAACTTTAAGTTCATCAAACTCAGGAAGTTTTGCTTCTTCTTCCTGGGTATCAACTTCCCATTGTTTATCTTCACCCACCAATTCCCAATTGTAATAGAATTGTTTGTAAGTAGGTTCATTATTATCCTTGATCCATTTTTGAACATCAGCAATTTCCCATTTCTTAGGATCAAAGTAATAACCAACAGCCATTTTACCGTCTTCATCAAATGTTTTGGCAAGCAATGTTTGAATACCTTTAGTACCATCTTCAAAAGAAACAACTTCCGGTGCATAATATTCAGCCAATTGCATACGAATTGGATAAAACAGACCACTTTTAGTTTCTACAAACTGAGATTCAAAGCCTAACTGTAAAAGATTTTTCTTATCATCATCAGACATACCATGTATAGAAACGGTAGCATTCGGATTAGCAGGAACAGTTACTGCTGATATTTCAAGCAATTCCTGTTTGGTAAATTCTTTACCGCCCCACCAAGGATCTTCATTATCTCTGGCTTCAAATTCTATTCCTCTGAAACCAACAGAAAAAGAAGTCAAAAAACCATTTTTGTACTTATCAAAGATCTTTACACTTTGATCATCATTAGCATCAAATTTGGGTTTGAACATGAGTTTCTTATCAGTTTTATCAACCCATGTTCGCAAAGATTTGGCAACAGGAATTCCCCAATAATTATGACTCCAGGGAACCATCGGGTTCTTTTTAAAGTTTTTAAGATCCCATCCATCCTGACGAATAATGTCTTTATCTCGATCTTCATCCTCAGTTGAAGCTATAGCAATAAAGGATTTCTCAGCATCATCTAACTGTTCGATCTTTTCTACTGTAATATCCATTGCCCTTACCGGATCGCCATTTTTTTTAACCGGACGACCATCTCTTGCCAAAATTTTATAAGACATAATATTACTCCTTTACAATTGTACAATCACATGAAAAGTTTAATATTTCATTCGGAAACCTTAAACGCATATTACCTATTTGGAAATGATCTTCAGATATATTATATTTTAACTTACCTTTATGTCCACATTCATTAGAATTCACAACCCAATTTATTTTTTCTTTATGTTCTCTAAAGATCAACCATTTAGCATAGTTAATACACGCTCTGGACAAGGAATTTGTAATTTTGGAAAGTCTTGGATTTGATGCTAATTGTTCTTTTAAATAATCATTCCAATTTTTATTTTCCCATTTAGGATTTTTTAATAATGTGTTCTTATACTCGTCTACTACCTTATCCACCATTGGAGCAATCCAATCTTTCATATCCACAGTATCATTTAAGATTGTTTTTTCTCCTAAGTATTCAAGCATATGAACGACCATACCGACTGTTATATCAGCAAATATTTCTTTTAAATCTTTATCAATATCTTCCACCTTTGATTCACAAAGATTTTCTTCAATGTATCCATAAACAATGGATCTGACTTCATCACACAAAAATTTAAAATGTCCATTGCTCAATGATCTACCGTCCGTAGGGTTATCATCCCTATCATCTGATCCATCAGGATTAACATGAGAATCAGGTTCATCATCTCTATCATCATCCTCTGGATCTGTTGCTGTTTGAGCTAAAATCTGTGCATCAATGATTTCATCAATTCGATCTAAAGGAACCATATCTTTTGAAACAAGAATTCTGTCACCACCATCAACGGTTTCAAGTTTATGAGTCTTTTCTCTAAACTCATTAACAGTTAATGTCGGCGCACCTACATGAATCCTTCCTTCTTGTACTTCAATTAAACGATCTCTTGGAATTGGATTTTGATGTTGAATTATAATATCACTACTAAAAGAAGATAAAATGCCTTCAGTTAATTCTTCATCCCACATAGTAAGTCTTGGCTGAATCGACTCTCTATTAAAGGATATATCACTTTGTACATCACCTGCTCTACCGTTATCACCAAAACCCAATTTAGATTTAGGTATTCGATATGCAGCAAAAACTTTTTCCCTTGTCCATTGAGCAAGGTTTAAAAATTCAAAATCACGATTGGCATATTGTAATGGAATTGGTTTTAAACCCGAATCCAACACAGCTACATCATGAAACGTTCCTTGATACTTTCCTTTCCAACGTTCTTTGATTTCATCTGCTTTTTCCTGATCAATAGCTTCATCAGTAGTCAACGCAAAATCAATTCGGGCAGAATTTTTAAAGAAGTCTCTTTCATAAACTTCGATATATGAATCAATATCCTGGGCATAAGCTTGTGCTTGAATTGGACTTGCACCAAGATAGGGGTTTATCGGATGAATGTAATTAATAAATATTAATTCACTAATATCAAATGTTTCAAAACTGGATATACCTGTTTTAAAAATATACTTTACTGAGGGATTAACTATGTCATCAGAAACTTCACACTTAATGAAATCATTCATATTCAAAGGCCAAATTTCCCATACCTGCCCAAGTCTATTATATCCTTTCCACAAAGCAGCCATACCACACATATCCAACTGGATCTGACACCATGCTTTTACAAACCGAAAACTCATTAATG